ACAGCTGCTAATTTAGCTAGTGGCGCTGCAGCTGCTATTTACTTTTTTGAAAATCACGGTGGTCAAGGTTTTGGTGGTATACAATTAACCGATGGTGTTCAAATTCCAGCAGGAACAACTATATATGGTAGGTGGACCGGTGGTAAACTAGCAGAAGGAGAAATTATTGCTTACTTCGGATACTAATGGGACTGGGCAACAACAGTAGCATGGGCCAAGCTAGAGGTAAAAATAAAGGCACCGTAGCAAAAACAGCTAGAGAATATTATACAGCAAGGAATTACAGATCTTTTAGCGTTTCGCCTAGACAAGCTAGTGATTCATGCTCTCTTAGTGTATCGCTTAGCGAAACATATTTTCACGATGGAGCAGGTGCTTTACCAACTGCTGACGATATAGTTTACGCGAGAAAGCGAGCAGAAGATCCCCATGTGTTTAATGGTGGTCATTATAAAGTAAACGACGGAAGACGAAATATGAATTTAGAAATAAATGATTCAGGTGTCGTTATAAGGGTATCACTATGCCCTTAATCAATAATTAATAATTAAATAAAATAAAATAAAATGGCAAAAGAAAAAACGGTTGAATTAAAACCAAAGGCAGATAAGATTTCAAAAGAACATTTAGAGGAACTACAAACTATTGTAAATGGAATAACCAAAATACAATACGAAATAGGTAAGATAGAAGGAATGAAGCATAACCAACTACATGAGTTAGGTATGTTACAAAAAGAGGTTGTTAGAATGCAAGATGTTCTTAAAAAAGAATATGGTAACTTTGATGTTAATATATCAGATGGTACTATTAACTGGAAAAGTGATGAAAAATAATATCATTAGAAAAATAACAATAGGTAAAGACTACAAAAACGACTCCATGCATTACGCTGTTAATCAAGAAGTTTATGGTGGTCATAATATCTGTAACATAATAGAAGAAGAAGATAAATATTGTGTTTATATAAAAAAAGACGATATAGTTATACCATGGAAAGATTTTAACAAAAACATGGCTATATCAGTTGAGTATAACTTAGAATACTAATGAAACCATATAAAGAGTTTTTAATTTCTCCAATTGGCGAAAGATATAATAATTCTAAAAAAGTTGGTGATAAAAATCTAATATTAAACACAGAGATATTTAATCATCAATATATAAATAGAAGGGCAAAAATAATCGCTACTCCATTATTATTTCAATCACCTTTAAATGTAGGTGATGAAGTAATAGTTCACCACAATGTATTTAGAAGATGGCATGATGTCAAGGGTAGAGAAAAAAATAGTAGATCTTATTTGGGTGACAATAGGTACTTAATATCAGGGGATCAAATATTTTTATATAAGCAAGGTGAGTATAAAGCCACACCTGGTTATAGTTTTGTTAAGCCATTAGTTTCTATTGATAAACTTAGAAATGAAAATGAACGACCATTAATTGGTATTGTTAAGTATTCTGACGGAACTTTCAATAAAAAAGAACTTGTAGGTTTTAATCCAGTTAGTAAATATGAATTCATTATTGATGGAGAAAGATTATACAGGGTTATGAATAAATTTATTACAATTAAATATGAATATCAAGGAAACGAAGAAGAATATAATCCAAGCTGGACACAAAGCAGTTGAAGAACTAATTAAAGTTGCTAGAGAAGAAATAGTTGATTCAGACGAAGATATATCAGCAGATAGATTAAAGAATGCTGCGGCTACAAAAAAGTTAGCTATATTCGACGCTTTCGAGATATTAAACAGAATCCACGAGGAAGAAAACATGCTTGAGGGTAAACCTATAGAGGAAGAAAAAAAGAACACTTTTAAGGGATTCGCAGAGGGTAGATCAAAATGAGTTATAAACAAACTTTATATAAAATAATAAAACCTGTTAAACTAAACACTTTAAAAAGACTTAATAAATCTAAAAAGTGGGAGTATGGTTATAATAAAGAAAATGATATTGTTGTTATTAGTAAGAGTGGACAAATTGGTGAAATACTTGAAATCCAAGGTTTTAAAATAGCATTACCAAAACAACCTAAAGAAGTTTATTCTTGTAGTAAAAACAAAGAAGAACAGAAATGGAGACAATTCCCTGTTAACCCTGATTTTAAAAGAATAAAAACTGTATTTGATTGGCAGGATTATCCAGATGATTTTAAAGAAAAACATTATGGATATATAGACGAAGAGTTTAAAAGAAGAGAAGAAGGTTTTTGGTTTATGAATAAAGGTGAACCAACGTATTTAACAGGCACACATTATATGTATTTACAGTGGAGCAAAATTGATGTTGGGGCTCCAGACTTTAGAGAAGCAAATAGATTATTCTTTATATTCTGGGAAGCTTGTAAAGCGGATAAAAGATGTTATGGAATGTGTTATTTAAAGAATAGACGTTCTGGATTTTCATTTATGAGTTCTGCTGAAACTGTTAATTTAGCAACTATATCAAGTGATAGTAGATATGGAATACTATCTAAAACAGGTGCTGATGCAAAGAAGATGTTTACAGACAAGGTGGTACCAATAAGTTTGAATTATCCATTCTTCTTTAAACCCATACAAGATGGTATGGATCGTCCAAAATCTGAGTTAGCATATAGAGTTCCCGCTAAAAAGTTTACTCGTAGAAAAATGAGGGAACGAGAGGAACAAGATGACATGGAGGGGTTAGACACAACTATTGACTGGAAAAATACAGGTGATAATAGCTATGATGGTGAAAAACTTTCACTACTAGTACACGATGAGAGTGGTAAGTGGGAAAGACCTGATAATATAAAAAATAACTGGAGAGTTACAAAAACTTGTTTACGATTAGGTAGTAGGATTATAGGTAAATGTATGATGGGGTCAACTTCTAACGCATTAGATAAAGGAGGTGATAATTTTAAAAATCTATATTAT